AGCACTGTTCGCTATTCAAGATATCGTTATCAAAAACCAAAGGATATTTTTGTTTTAAAAAAGGAATTTCGTTACCGTTTTCTAAAATAGTTGCATCATGAGTTCCTCTTGTTCTAACAATTAACTCTCCTTTGAATTTCGAAACAATTAGAGTTGATCCATCTAGTTTGTGAATAAACTCAATATCGGAATCTATATTTAATGGTTCAAATTCTGGTTGTTCTCCAAGATTTGTAAATTTTTTCCATGAAGCGCTAACTAATTCTCCGCCTTTAGTCCAAACTGAAGAACGAAATATTTTATTTTCATCATTCCATTTAATATCATGTTTAATAGGAAATATTAGTACGCACTCAGTATTTCCAATAACACAATCTCTGATACAAAATTCTTCGGAAGAAGGAAAATTAAACGCCGTCATTATTTTTCAAAAATTTTAATCCTTTGCAATTTTTTTTATACAAACCTTTTTCTTTTAAAATTCTTACTATTAAGAATCTAGATATATTTTGATTATTTTCTTTCAATAGTATGTTGGAAATTCTAGAAGCTCCAAAATCATTATATAAGTTAACAATTTTATTTTGAATATCATCAGGTACATTTACAATAAACTTGGATTTTCTATTTTTAACTATTTTTAATTTGGTTTCTTCTGATACTTTCCTTGGGCCGTTTTTGGTATAATAAGCGTTGACGCTTTCTCTAATTTTATCTTTCCATTTTATTTCTCGACCCTTCATTTTATCAACCATTTTTTGCCTATATCCTTCTCTTTTCCAAATTTTTTTAAAATTTTCAGATACTTTTTTTCTGTGTTCTGATGTTTTTTGAATTTTATCTAAAGATTCTCTCATTTTTTTACGTATTTTTAATTCATTTGGATGATTACTCAAAGTATCTCCGCCAGTACCGCCTTTCGCTATATTGTAGCCTATTTTTTGATCAGTAGAATTTAATTTTTCTATCCAATATATTTCCTTTTCGTTTAATTCCTCCAATGTGTTTGCATGATCTATAATTTCTTTTATAAAATTATTTTTTCCGTACTTTTTTATTGCTTTATTAAGCAAAATGCCTGACCCAATATATGACTTTTTATCTCGCAATGCTTTTCCGATATATATTTTATTATTAATAACGTTTGTTGTCTTGTAAATTATCATGCACTTATTTGCACGATAAATTAAATTATACCATTCTATTTTAAGTTTTAAAATTAAAATAACCTTCTTCTACTGGGAGACTAACTTTCATTTAATAATATATTTTTAATCTTTTGGGGTTATACGTACGTATTGCCCCAAATTTCATTAATATCTAACAATTTGTGTTTGCATGCATTAATCTCTTCGGTCCAAGAACTATGAAAGTGACCATATAGATGAAGCTTTGGTTTGCATAATTTAAATATTTCATCCAGTATTGCTCTTTCATTGCTGAGATCCCCTATAAGATAGGCGTCTTCTAATGCCCAACCATAAACCATTTCGTTAAATTGTTGAGGAAAACACCAGGATGGAGTCGTATGAGTTACGAGAATATCTACTTCTTTACATTTGCCTCTATCTAATTTAACTTCTTCACCGCTCCAATATGAGACGCCTTCTTTTCTTGCGGTTCTATCAATCGAGTAAGCGCCGCCAATAAATTGAATAAATTTACCTTCATATTCTGCAACGGTATAATCTTCAAGCAATTCAAAATTTTCATAAACGATTCTATTTTCACCTTCAAAAAAGTAAGGGTCGTCGTGATTACCTCTAATTCCAAAGAAGTGAATGTTTCTTTCTTTAAATTTATCGCTCAATTTTTCACAAGATTTATATTCAAATTCTTTTTTGAAATGAAAGCCAATTCCAAGATCTCCCACGGAAATGAGGGTGCAATTTTCAATATTCTTATCCTTGATAATTTCAAATAACATTCCCCAATTGCCGTGATGATCACCTAAAAACAACAATGGCTTATTTTTGTTTAGTATTTTTATATTACCATTCATTTTCTTCGTTTTCTTTTTGAGTTTTTTTCTCTTCTTCTATTTTTTCTTTTAATATGTCTCTTAAAACTGTCAATGCTTCTTCATAAGAGTTGCATTCTTCTTCAATCCTGTCAAGAATATAACCATAATGATGAACGGTATAAACGGGAGGTTGCCCATAGCTCCATTTTGTTTCTATATACCAATGGCAATCCCTATCTTTGTGATGCGAAGGTCCAATTAATGTATACCATTCGTCAGACAATTTTGTAATTTCTTCGACAATACTTTCCATAATCAATCCATTAAATATGGCTCTTCTACAATAGCATAATAAGTGCCCACAATTTTTTCTATTTTTGTTTTTCTACCTTTTGGTAATGGTTTGTTTTTAAATACCTTATCTACTATCTCCCAAACTAAGTTGAAGTTTTTGCTTTTCATTGCCTCATCCATGCGATCTTGATACCTCGGTGGAATCATAAATTCTTTTTGCGGCTTCCAATAACCTTTTTCATCTAAAATTTTTGGAATGGGAACTTTAGAACTTTGAAATGGTCCGTCGCCTGAAACATCACAAATTCTTCTATATCCATCATTTCTTTGATAGTGAAGAAACTGTTCAATAGTCTTTTTAATTTCCCATGCTACGGTGCCGTCTTTCATTTTTTCACAACCAACGCCATAATAAGAATTACGATTCTCCATTAATTCTTTTTCTTTATGGAAAACGATAGTTCTCACCATGCTTTCCAATACTTCGCCGTCTTGATAAGTTAACTCTTTGTCCCAAAATGCGGCATCCATAGCAAATTTAATCTGACCGGAACGCAAACGAGAGTAGACTTCCAGGGCATTTGTTAAAGTACCAAGGTGATTTTCGTCAAACTCTATAGATACTTTTTTAGATTCTATTTTTTTCTTTTTCATTTTTCAATTGGGCTAAAATAAATTTTAGGATCTCTTCTAATGTAGGACGAATTCGAATCAATATCAATAGTAACATACCAAGATCTATTGCCGACGGTTGCAATTTTCTTATCTAGGTGTTCAGATTTACTAAGAATATTCATGTATTCTTTATGGGCTTTATCTTTTAGCTCGCTTGCTTTTTCATAAGCTTTTTTAGCTTTAAAAATTTGATTGAATGAAGTGAGCTTTTCTTTTTTGGGTTTTGCTTGTTTCATAATTTGAAAATGAATATGATTTATTTTTAAGCAAATGTCAAATGTAATTTAAAACTGGAAGCGAGGAGAGTTGAACTCCTGTCTTTATAATATCATCTAAAAGATACTACATGCTTTAATATATTTAATTTATAAGGTATATGGCATATTAACCAACCTATATGCCTTAAAGATGCATACAATCTTTCCGCAATGAATTTTACATGATTTCTAGCGGATCGTCAAAACCTCTGCGATTCAAAACGGAGTTAGAGGATTACCGTTAGGCTCTTAAGCGGCGAGTAAATACTCTTCTTCAAAGCTAGCGAGAACGTCGTCAGCGTTGTTGAAGATGTATTCAGCCTCAGCTAAGAGGTCAGAAGTATTGTCTTCTGCATTTAGTTTTTAATCGATTTTTAAAGAGGCCGTCGATTAACCTCTACATGCACTTTTAAATTTCGACTATAAATCGAAACCAGTACGCCCCCATAATTTCAAAGAACAATTGCTAGAAAGCTTTTCATTGGCTACCGTGTTTTTAACACGCTGGACGAAATTTTACTTATTAACCCTGCCTAATCGAGTCTAGCATAAAAATATATACACTAAAAAATAGATTTAAATTTTTGAATCAAATTTTCCGCATCATCTTCAAGCTCATTTAAGCCAATGAGAAGCTCTTTGGCTCTAGGTGTATCAGTATAATAATTGTCTAGAACTTTGTCTTTCATTTGCTTTATAGAGGAAACCATTTCGGATACTTCTACCATATGGGCGTATGTATCGCTCATTAATCTTTGTAGTTTCTATTAATTAATTTAAATCCTAGCGGGCGACGAGAGGAGTAGCTTCTTGGATATGATGACGGTCTGACTACAATTCCTTCCCCATCGAGTCCGCTAGGGTATTTTTGTTGATCAGCAAGTTCTTGTAACTTTTGCAGAGGATTTGTCCATAGTTTAATAGTTGCATCTACCTCAAACTTAACCACAAGTGGAACCACATCGCAATGTAATGAATTTTCACAAAAGCTTTTCATATCTTCGTAATTCATGTACTTTCTATCTTGACTAATTTGAAATACAAATATCTTAACGTCTTGTAATTTAAGTTGATTGCGCTGAATTCCATTGCCACAAAGCTCTCCCTGAATTACTCCAGTCCAATTTTTAGGAATAGTTAGTTTTCTTGCTGCTTTCCAGAACGTATTATTTTCAGTTTCTTTTTTTGAAAGATTTCTGGTGCAAACCTGCGAGAGTTCTCCATTTTCAACAATTAAAGTTACAGAGCTACCATCCAATTTTTGGGTAATAGTAATGTGATCGTCATGACTTAGAACCCTATCTACTAATTCTGGATCATTTAATCCATTATCCTCATCTGTTTTTGATATAATACCGGTAGGAAAATCACCCAACGTTTCGCCGGAAAGATTAGCTGGAATTTCTTTTACATATTTTTGAATACCAAGCAATTCTGTTAAATTTTCTCCAACAACTGTGGTTTCCGCGAATTGTTCGGGAAATTCGCTGAGAGGAATAACCAAACCAGAACTATATTCGCCGCGAAGTTTTATATTTTTAATTCTAATTGGTTTGTCTGGATTTTTTTGATCAACCAAAAACTCTGACCAACTGTATCTTGGCACAATAGTATCAATTGTGATAAAGACCACCTTATCTCCCTCTTTATGAATGCCTTTTTTAGCAACAACTTGCCAACCAAGAACCTCAAGAAGTTCTAAGCTATCAGCATTATTGTGATTTTTTATGCTTTTTATTATTTCTATAGATGCTAATTTCATAATTATTTAATGAGTTAAATTATATTAATTATTGATTATTTTTATTTAAACACCATCCATCGTAATATTTTTGCCCCCACCAAACTAATATTTCTTCATCTTTTTTAATTTTTTTAGTTGATTTGAAAACTACAAGACTATTTTTTGGATATATGAAAAATATAGCATTTGCAGACTCTGCTGAATCCGCCGAATTATATATAGACCCATTTCCGAATAACATAAATCCATTTGGACCGTGGCGCTTGCAATCTTCACATTTACAGGTTGTTGTCCAATAAGCGTACTTCAATATTCCAGGATCATGCGTGTATCTTTGTTTAAAGGCAAGGGGCGCAGAGTGGCAATATTCTATGTCCTCTCCGATTTCAAAATTTCTATTTGCAAATACGCCTAAACCCTTACCTGGAGAATTTTTAACAATTAAATGGCTTTTATATCCATTTAATTTCATGTTTTCCCATTTTTTTTCGACTTTAAGTTCTTCTTCGCTTTTATTTGAATTGGTTTCCATATTTAATTAAAATCAGACCAACAAAATACTACATTATTGAATTTTTCTAATTTTCTAACTAAATTATGCCTAATTAATTTTTGCCAAATAAAGTATTTGTTTGCTAGTCCGGCGCCAAGCTGCGAAATATAAAAAACTTTACTTGGTCTTTTTTCTATAATTTTTTCTAATTTAGCCAGCTCTTCAAAAAAAACTGGAGAATATTCTTCCGGCTTGTAAAACGATTCATCTTTATTATCTGGAAATTTTTTAGTTATAAACCCGATTGAGTGAGGGTGATCCCTTAGTTTTGCCGCTCCTCCATGACCATACCTCTGTAGATTATCTCCAAACACAAAATATGCATTTGGATCGTAATCTAAAAATTCTTGAGTTATTTCAATATTTTTATATATAGCCATCTCGCATTAATCTTCTTCTTCAAATCTGCCACGCTTGTTCTTTTTTTGACGATCTGCTTTTCTTTGGCTTTTTTGATCTTCAGAAAGAATTCCAAGAATATCTTCCCTCCATGTTCTATTTGCCTCTTTATTACTAATGGGGGGCTGACCTTTTTCTGACTTTTTTTTCAGGGCTTCTCTAATCTCCGCCATCATTGGAGATGATTTAAGTGATGGCCACGATGCTGTTATCATATATTTTTATTATTTAATGTTTGTTGTTTGTTTATTTTTTTAAAAACTTCTTATATGCTTTATAAATTCTGAAACTTTTTTAAGATCTGTGCAAGATATTATTTCTTCCTTGCCCCAAATCTTGGCTTCGATAGAAAATTTATCTGAATATTTTTCTATTTTAGAAATTAGAAGGTCGCCCTCTTCTTGTTTTTCTGCCAATTTAAAATTAAAAAATTGTTTTCTCAAGTCTTCAAAGTCAACATCTTTAAAATCTTTTGTTTCTTTTAAAGATTCTAAAGTAGAGGTCGCGCTGGTTGGCAAAAATGCAACGGCGGCTTTCTTTATTTCCTGATCGAATCCTTCGCTTATTTTGTTAAGAAGCGTCATTCTGCTTGCCTCTGTTAAAAATAGCCCATTTATTAAAAGATTTTTATTTTTTTTATTTAAAATTTTCAAACATTCTTCATTTACTTGGCTTATTACCTTTAGTTCTACCGTTTTTTCTTTTATAAAACAGCTTCCAGATAATTTTTTTCTAATCTGGTGACAAGATACTAGTGAATAGTTATTATTCTCTTTAATGAATTGCTCGCAGTATCTGTCTTTTTGAAGAGAAAACGGACCATAGCAGTAAACTAGTGTTTTCATTGCTTTATGTTCCGATTTTCTTTTTGATTCTTTGAATTAGGGAAAATATAGTTTTGTGCGGAATTTCAGAAATAGAATTCCATTCGGCAGCTTCTTTTACCCCCTCTTTGATTAAAGTATCCCTTATAACCTCAAAGGTAATATTTGCTCTAGCCATTGTTTCTTTCAAAACATTTGAAGGATGACTTGCTGAAATTTGGTTTTCCGTGCCCGATTCTGTATGCACAACTGTTTGATTTTTAGTATCTCCAAGCTCGTCACTTCCGAGAATATTAATTCTTAAAAAATTTCTAACAGATCTAACAAATGCTCGATTTTCAGCAATAGCCATTAAGAAGTCTTTGGCAAAACTTTTTGTATTGTCAAGATGCGCGTCAGCAAGAGATTCAAATTCTACTTCGCGTCCGCTTGTTTCAAAGTTGGGCATCCACGTTATTTTACAAGATACAGCCACATGATTTTGCGTACAATTAAAAACTTTATATTCAACTTTGGAATATCCTCTGATATTAGCCAGATCTTTTATGCCGCCAAGTAAAATGAGAAGCTGGGAATCTTCAAGCTCTTGAACATTTAAACTTTTATTTTCTGTCCCAGATGGGAACTTGGACAAATTTGGGACAAGATATTTAGAGTCTATCATTCTACGCCAGTTTACCAAGCCATCTTCGGTAAATTCGTAGCTTTTACCAATAAGAAGACCGTTTTCGCTTCTTTTAAATTCTTTTGGCTCTTGTTCGGGGTTGCTGATTATGTTTTCTGCTACTTGATCCGACGCTTCGCTCGCTTCGCTTTTTTTATTTTTTGACATATATTGTATTATAGGGAATTCCTATAATTGAATATATATCTTTTTTATAAAAAGTCAAATTTTATCTTTTAAAAGTAAACTTGAATGGAATAGCAAGATTGCCAAGAGTTAAATAAATCGTATAAGATCCTAAAATATTAATTGTTGCTGGGCAATCTGTGACTACTACAATAGAAGCTTTTGCTCTGCTATACGGAGTAGAGTCACCAAACCAGAGAAGTGCTGCGACTGGATTGCTTGATGAATTTGTTTGCGGCGATAATACTAATGAGTGATTCAAACCTATATAGTGGCGACTATCGCCGGAAATTTCCTGCATCGTTTTGTAGCTTACGTAATTCCATGTTGGATTTAATTCACCGGTTAATTTAAACTTCCAGTTTGTATTAGATCCAAATCTGGGAAGGGAAAATTCCTGAGGTTTTCTTCCTGCTGGAAGATTGCAAGATGATAAATTATACGTGATATTTGGATCAACGATATTTATTGATATTTTTGCTGCGCTACTTGAAGCAAGAGTGCCATCAATTGGATTGACATAATTAAGAGTTAATGTATGATTTCCGACTTTAAGTACATCTAAGTTAAAATTTGCAGATGCGTCAAAAGTTTGCCCAGGGTGGAGATTGCTTGTAATTTTTAATGCGGTATTTATGGTTGTTACTTGACCCGTAGATGGTCTTACATATGTTACTTGACCAGTTAAATTTGGTCTTGGAGAAGTTGACGTGGAACCCTGTGGGGTAAATGCTGTGACCACGCCAGCGCTTGACCCAGTCAGCATTACGTTTGAGCCTTTAAAAGCAGTAGATGGCGAAATAAAGGTACTGCCCCAAGTTACGGTAGTCGCAACGCCTTTATTTATATTTATAGCTCTAGAGGTTGAGGTGGTTACTTCACTTGAGCATTTGAAAACCCCGCTTGGAACGCTCATGACCGCGCTTGCTTGTAATTGATTTGCTCCCGACAATGTATTTAAATATGTTTGATTTACATTTATGCCGTTGCTGCCAATTTCAATCCAGTTTTTTCCAGATGTTCTTATATAGAATTTTAATACCGCTCCAGCAATTGGAAGCCTTGTTGTTCTTGCCCAAGGAGTCCATGATCCAACTGCAGGACCGCCTATCACGAATCGAGTTACTTTATATCTTTCCTCTACAACTAAATCACCAAGAACATTTAACGTTTCAGATTGACCTAATAAATATTTTTTTGTTACTGGGTCAAATGTTAAATTGATAGCAGCTACATTAGTCCATCTTATTCTATATTCTGGACGGCTAAGTACGGGAATTAGATTTAAACAATTACTCATAATTTTATTGTATATTTAAACGAACCAAGCAGTAGCCTTGGGCGTCAATTGCGCTTAAAAACTTTCCTATTAGTATCAATCCATCGGTTGCAATTTTTCCGTCATCGCCAACGTAAGCTGCATCGCCTGGATTTGGATCTCCACCACCGTTGCCTCTGTCGTCGGTGTCAATATCATTTATTAAAATGACGCCTTTAGTTAAAACGGGAACACTCTGATTTGGCAAAACAGCATTTCTTTCAGCCAGCATTCTTGGTTCAAAAATTAAAGGATTGCCATTTTCGTCTAATTCTCTAACAGATTTCAATAATATTCCTATGGGTCCTGGAGCATCATCGTAATTAATGACTTTTGACACTTTCCCAATCGGGCTAAATAATGAAGATATAGTGCCATCAATATTTGAAAGATTATCAAAATTTAATGTATTTTCATTGTTTTTGTAGTTTGATACAACTTTTACAAGAATCCCATCCTCTACAGGAACGTCTCCAGCATATGAAAATAAATTTATAACGTCGTGCTCACTATAATCTCTAAATGGTGCTAATTTTGGCATAATTATATATTTTTATATCATTACACGCCTTTAAACTAAAAAGAACCAATTTATTTGACATACAGATAAATACTTTCCAACTCTTCCAGTAATTTATTCTTATTTTTAATTTCAGAAAGACTTTGCTGATAGCCAATATTAAATGGCTTGTTTTCAAGGAAGGAAGCCTCAGTAGAAAAGTATCTACCATTTGAAATAATTAGCTTTCTTGTTTTGAGTACAATTGATTTTTTATCATTTTCTAAGAACGTCATACTAATTTTTGAATCAAAATTAACATTATTAATGATTTCAATTGGATGAATGTCTAAAAAATGAAATTTAAGATCGTTAATTTCGGACTCTGTAAAGTCAGATTGATTTAATTGAATTTTTATATTTAAACCTATTTTTTTAACATTGGTTATAAATGGTAATATTTCGTTTAAATGATTTATATTTTGTTTTTTTATTTTAAAGATTAACTCATTGAGATTTTTAATGCTATGCGTGTCCAATATTTTTAATAAATCAAATGCTTGAGAGGTGATTATATTGCATTTAGTTTCATTTAAATTTACAAGGGCGGAATACAAGTTTTCTTCAGAAATTTTTGAACTTTTCAAGAGGTCGAATCTGAGGTTGAGCGTGTGATTTTGTATATTTTCTATTTTTTGCGCTGTATCTGGAACAAGATTTAATGATACTTCTGAGTATTTTTTACCAATAAAAATCGTTTCTGGAATAACTGCCTGATCCCAATTTAAATCTGGGATAATTTTTTTAATTTTTAAAATTATTTCTTCTGGCTTTATTTTGTCTATGTCTCTGTCTGGATCTTCGGCTGAATATTTTGGTTTTTTGCCATTAAGCGGCGCTGAAATAGTGAATTGATTTTTATTTTTCCAATAAGGTCCAGCGACCTCTGGTTGGATTATTGAATACAAGGACACTAGCGGCACCCCAAAACTCGAGCAAAAATGGGTAGAAAAACTATCATTGCCAAGAAGTAGTGAGGCGTTTTTTAATATAAAAGCAGTTTGATGTATGTTTGTTACGCCCTGCAAATTTAAACAATTGTTGAGCGCCTCGTCATCTTTGCCACCTATTTGTACTATACCATATCCGTTTTTGCTTATTACTGGATATATAAAATCTACTACGTCTTGAAAATAACTATAATTCTTCGATCGCATTCCGCTACTGGCGTGAATTACTATATATTTTTCAAATCCAACTGGATAGTAGGAAGAATATATTTCTGCTTTTTTTAATTTCTGCGGATTAATTCCGCAATTTAAACTATATTTTTCTAATAAGTGCATTTTACATTAATAATTTGTTTTTTCCGTTGTGTACGTAGTCTATGAGCCTTTGGGTTGAAAAGTATGGATTAAAACATATGTCAAACCAACCGCCGTGATCGCCAATACCCTCCATAATCAACTGGTTATCCATTTCTCTAGCATATGGTATCCATTTTGTTATGTTTTTATTTCCATCAAAAATGTTTCTAAACTCTGGGTTTGAAGCTACATAAAAATCCCATTCTTCTTCGTTGTACATCTCTCTCAAAGAGGGAAAGATCGCGGTAGACAAAAAGCAATCACCAAGGGACTGAGGCATGACATATAGAAGTCTTTTTTTATTATTTTTTTCAAGTACTGATTCGATTGAAATAGAGTTTTCTCTTCTTGCTTTTTCCTGTATAGTATTTGCCGCCACATTTCTAAAATATAGCTCTATTTGTCCTCTGTCGGTTTTTTTATTTAATTCTTTTATCCAGTATAAAAAGCCTTCATCATATCGATCTACATTTTTTCTATCAAGAATATTAGCATATAGAGCCATTACCCATTCATTGTCAGGCAAATTTATGTCCACTTCGGCTGATGGGTTAGGGGATTCTTTGTTGGTTTCTTCGAAATGAAAATCGTCTTCTTCTTTGAATGGCGCTAAATCTAAAAAGTTTTCTATCTCCCTTCCAACACTTTGTATTGAGAATTTTTCTAATGCCCAATTTCTTGCTTTTTTTCCAAAGTCTGCCCTTTGTTGATCGGACATGTTTAAAAAAACGTCTAATTGATCAGATATGGATCGAGGACAGGTGGATGCTTTTATAAATTCTGTCCCATGCTCAAGATATTTATTCCAAGAAAGAGGCAATGAGTGAGCTTCTGGCTCGCAGCACTCTTCTCCACACGAGTAATTAGTTACTAAGGTAATAAGCTCTGTTAATTTTGCTTCCTGTATTGGGATTTCTTGCCCACCACTGGTAAATGGGTGAACATATACATCCATAAAATTATACACTTCATTCAACTGTTTCTCCGTGACTCCAAATCCAACATTTGTGGTAGATTGACAGTTTTTTCCTCCGCATATTTTGCAATCCTTCCCTTCTGCTGAAAGGGGGGTTTCTATATTTGAACCATCAGGATTAAGCTTTAGCGAGCCATCTTCATTTTTTTCAAATTTTTCTTGTCTGTCGTCGAAAGATTTGACCTCATACTCTCCACATTTATGACAAATATACGTGGTTAGAATTTCTTTTGTATCTATTCCGTGTTGGGCTGCTTGAGATTTAATATTCCAACCCTCTGAAAAACTGGTATGTAAGAGTAGATATGTATTTTTAATTTCTGGATGTTTATTTTTCCATAACTTGTATCCCTCCATTAAATTTGGCACAAGCTTTCTTAACTGGTTTCTAAAAACAAAACCAATTATTACTGAATCTTCTGGTAAATTGTTTTTTAATCGTAACTGCCTTCTTTCTTCTTTTTCTAACTTATAGAAAAACTTTGATTCAATTGGCCCGTGAACGGTTTTAACTTGTTTATGACCAAGTCTGTGCATTTCTTTTTCAGCAAAATTGCTCCAAACCCAATAATTTTTGATTTTTTGAGCCTTTTCAACTGCCGATGGAAGCAGCGGAAGAGAATCGAGGGTAGTCCAAATACAGCTTGTGATTTTATCAAACCAAGGCTTGTCTATAGTATAGTCTAACCCCCAAAAATCTTGAGTTCCAATATATACATCTGGCTTTATTTCTAAGATGACGTCGTCTATTTTTTCTGATCCATAAGCTATACTTCTACCAAGCCCAGGATCTTGAGAAGCCATTTCAAGCTTTCTTGGGTCTGACGTGACGGCTCCGTGGCTTTTCCATGGAGTAACCGAAAGTTCTCCCGCCCCGTCTCTCACCCCGCAGCATAAATGATGCACTTCATATTTCTCACTTTTATACAAGTGGGATAAAAGGGTCTTCATTACTCTGCCAAATCCCGTCTTTGCAAGCGCAAAATCTGAATGGAAAAGGACTCTTTTTTTTCTTTTTTGATCAATCATTGGAATTTGGGTTCTGCAATTTTAAAGATTCATGAATAGCTAATTTAAGCCACTCTCTTAATTTGATTGATTCGTCATTTGTAAACCCTACTGAAAATGCGTTTTCTTTATCTTTTGAGTCAGTGATTCTCATACCAAATCCAGACATGACATTTTCTTTGATATAGGGAGCAAATGAGATTGATACGCCAGAATCATTATTAAATTTATGAAAAGTAGACCACTTCTCTTCTTTTTCTATTGCTCTCAATATTCCAGCAATTTCGACATCATTGAATTTTACATTCTTTTTTGCTTTTGGATTTTCTCTGTTCTCTTTGAATGATCCTATTTTTTTACCAGAATCCCAGCTAAATTGCCTTATAAATGAAAAGTATATTCCGCTGTCGGCTGGATTAAATGAAACAGAAACCGCCATCCCTTTATTGCTTGAATTAGGTTTATAAAATTGTATATTATTTAAACTCATATTTTTTTTATATATTTGTTTAATATTATAAATTAAGAAACATCTTCTTCAATTAAATCTTGATCCTTTAAATCTCTTAGAGCCATATAAATTTTTGCATTCTGTATGCCTATTTTTTCGGCATAACAAGCGTTACCATCTTTCTTATTTGCCTTAACGATAAGCACATCCCCTTCCTCTGGTAGCTTGCCGCCATTATTTTGCTTGACTTCTTCAAGCTTGTCTCGTTTTTCGCTTGTGAAAACAAAGCATTCTATCTTGCCGCCCTCATCAGAAAGCTCATACTTTATATATGGATTACCATTTTTAGAAGTTCTTTTCACAATATCAGTAACTATTCCAGCAAAAAATAGAGACTGCTTTTCTTTTGCATTATTGCATTCTTCTATGCTCTGTATATTTTCATTTTTTTGCTTGAAAATTGCGCTTAGACTTTGGCTGTATGGCATTCCAAGAAGCTCTTTCTCGTAAAAGAAGTTGGCAAGATTTTCATTTCTGCTATTTAGCAAATAAATAGTCTTGAATCTATCATAGTCGCGTTTGATAGTTGAAAACCTTGAATCTTTTATCAAAAATTTTCCCTTATCATCTTTAAGTTCAGTATTTAAGGCTTTGATTGCAGAAAGAACATCGTCATATTTCTTTTCTTCAACAAGTTGCTTGACGATAACTTTTTCTTTGTCTTTTAAGATGTTCCAAGTCTGAGCCTCAAGCACCAATCTGCTCCTGGTTTTAGTATTCAAACTTTCAAGTGCGCCAGCCTGAATCAGCGCGGATAAAACTCCGATAGAAATTTTCGCCTGTTTTGCAGCAATAAATAAATCAATTTTAGAATTATATCTACCTCTGAAGTTGATCATTTTTTCAATGACTTTTTTGCTAATTCCCTTGATTGCAGAAAGACCATATCTAATATTCGCACCCTCAATTTCAAAGTCTTCGCCACTTTTCGCTAGGTCTGGTGGCAAAAGCTTTATTCCGAAGTGCTTCATCTCTTGGCTGATGGTGCTAATTTCGCTCAAGCTATCTTGTTCGTTTTTAGCCATCCTTAAAAGCGCAAGGAAAAATTCTTTTGAGTGATTAAATTTGAAATAAATTGTTAAAGCCGCCATTGCAGAATAACTGATTGAGTGAGAAAGGTTAAATTGATAACCCGCGCTATCTTCGCAAACTTTCCAAATCTGATCAGCGGTTTCTTTTTTCAAGCCCTGCTTTTCGCACTGCTGATAGATTTTAGGCTTCCATTTGGCAATTTCTTCTGGAAGTTTCTTGCCGATGGCTCTACGAATTTCTTCTGAATCAGTCAATGAAAATCCAATCTTATTGAACATCGCCATGACCTGCTCTTGGTATAAGCAAATATTTCCTGTCTTTTCCAAGACAGACTCGATAATTGGATCAATTTCTGGCTTTACTCCAGTAAGCGCATATGTCGCATATTGATCAACGTAATCCAGCGCTCCGGGTCTTGCAAGGGCAACAACCGCGCTAAGTTGGTCTAGATTTTTCGGCTGAACCTTTTTGCAAACTTTATAGTTCGTGTCGGCTTCAATCTGAAATAATCCTTTTGGGTTTTTTAAATCTTGAAGATGAGAATAGATATTTTCATAACTTTCAAGATCTATATTTTTATAATCTACCCCAACCAATTTTGATACCTCATGTATAACAGAAACGCTCTTGAGTCCGAGAAGGTCAAGCTTGATATTGATTTTGGTTGCCCAGTCCATAGTAAATGACGATACGGTTTCTTTGTCTGCCGTAAGTTCTGTTGGCGTGGTATTATTCAAGTTGTCATAGCTAACAACGATTCCAGAGGCATGAACACCCTTGTTCCTGATGAGGTCTTTGAGTTTTAAGGCGGTATTATAAATTAATTTATTTTCATCACACCAGTCTTTAAATTCTTCACTTGTCTCATACATTTCTTCTGGCTCTGCTACTTTTCCATATTTAGAAGTAAATAAAGATGTTATCTTATTCATCTCGGTTTCTTCTTTTTCTCCAATGATTTTTCCAGCATCTTTGATTAGAGCTTTTCCAGATAGTGTTGAAACGGTCAACATTTTAGAAGTTCTGTTTGGATATTTTTCTTCCAAGTATTTTACTACTTCCTTGCGCCGATAGTAGCAAATGTCGCTATCAATATCAGCGATCATCTTTCCGTCAAGATATGTTATGCCGTCAACAACCTGTTTTTTTGCCCTAACCTCAGAAACAAACCTTTGA